GGGGCACTTGGGATGCAATGTTGAAAGGGTCCGCTTGGGTGCTGATCCAGAATTGATAACAATATTGGAGGGTTCGATGAGAGTGCCAAAAGCGCTCAAAGCCTTCTCCACGTCAGACGTGATGATAGGCACAGCACCAACCTTGTCCACTCCAGACATGGAAAGCATATGCAATCCAGCAATGGCAAAACCACTGTGGGCAATGTCCATAATCAATGGAGTTCCGCAGTCTCCAGCTTCCATGCTATCAGCAGTGCCAACATAAATGTCGTACTTCCCTGTCATCAATGGATTACTAGGGTCAATCACATGGTACTGTTCCGTCAATTTTGCGTATCCCACACTACGTACGTCAAGCGTATTCTCCATAGTGCGCACACAATACGTTCCTAAAAAGTTCCGCTTGTGTGGCACAGGCAACAAATACTTAACAACACTACGCATAGGCGCCTGATTCGGCAGATATAGAAAACACAAATCCTTGTCGGGCAATGAATGCATTTGTACTGGGGACAGTTTTTCAAAACGGGTAGCAGTGACTCCAGAAAATAGTCCACTCCGGAGAATCTCAACTCCAACTATATCATTCAAAATGAAATAATGGTTGTTGGTGACGTATAAATGACCGCCAAGAGCAATAACTCTACCACGCTTGAAACCTCCTTCACGACATTTCCACTTTACAAAGAGAAAATTCTTTCCCACCACCTCCAGGAAATCATCAATGGATCGATTAGTCCAGGACGACACCGCTGGCGGCAAATGATGGGAAGTTAAATCCAATTCAGCCGCTCGCCACACATTGGGACCTGTCTCATCGATAGGGCCTTGAGGCTCGGGCCGAGATCCTGATACTCCTTGCACTTCGGCTGGGTGGAATTTGCGCTTCTTCCTATTCATATAAGTAAGCACACCTACCACAGTTCCCAATATAGTGAACGTCACAATGATTTGTTTATACGTCCACTCTCTGGTCTTCGTAGCCAATTTGGTGCGCAAACGCATCATATACAGGGTGATGCGTGCCAATTTGAACTCGGCATCTACCTCCCCCTTGAACAATGAAGCGCAAACGTAATAATACGTGCGAAAGAAATAATGGAAGAATTCATACATGATTATCCAAGTAATGGCAATGATAGCTCCCAGAACTGTACGTTCCTCTGATGGCAAAGCCCAAAAAGCTTTATATATCCACCATAAAAAGAAGACAAAACCCATAAAAGGGCTCCATGTCACGGAGAACATCATCAATAGGACAATAAGCCAAAAACTTCGAGGCGAACCATCTGGTAGGTTCTCCTCTTCCTCGGATTGTATGGCACAAATGGAGGCGCCTATTCCAGACTCCTCAGATTCATCGCTCGAATCAGTTTCAATGGCGTCATCATATGCCGGCCTATCACAGATACATTTAAGCAGAAAACAGGAGCTACACAGTTTTGCACTGCGACTCTGGCGCATTTGTGACAACGCCTTCTCCTGCTGTTGGAGATGTTTTATGACGCGCTTACAATAGTACTGTATAAAACCGTCAATTGAATCGTAGCGGGTGACAATCTCAAATTTCGCAGGACCTGAAACCTTCTGGTCAAGCGTATTACGATAATCGGGCACAGCCTTCTTAACCACAAAGTCCCACAAATCGAGGAAACCATCAGATTGGGGAATCTTGTC